ATGTTAAGCGACTCAAAAATCAGAAGTGCAAAACCAAAAGAAAAGCTTTATCGTCTTGGTGATTCCGACGGTTTGTGCGTTGAAATTAAACCCAATGGTAAGAAGTATTGGCGCTATCGTTTTCAGTGGCTTAAAAAAACTCAAATGATGAGTTTGGGCGAATACCCTATTGTTGGATTAGCTGAAGCGCGCACAAAACGAGATGAGGCTAAGTCATTAGTTGCTAATGGTATTAATCCAGTAGAAGAAAAAGAAAACCAGAAAAAAGCTAAACACGAAGAATATGACAATAGGGTTCTATTTAAAAATGTTGCTGCAGAATACAAAAAAGAAAAATTAAATAATCGATCAGAGAGATATCAAGAGGCTTTTCAGCGAGCTCTTGATAAAGACATATTAAAAGTTATTGGCGATAAAGATATTAAAGAGGTTACCTCGGCAGACGTTTTGACAATTATGAAAAAGACAATTGCACGAGTTAAGCGTCAAAAAAACCATGGTACTGGAGAAGTATCAGCAATCCAAAATCGTACTTTTATTGGTGGCGTAATGCGTTATGCAATCGCTACACTAAGAGCTGACTATGATCCAACATATGCGGTCAAAAATGTCGTAGAACGTCCTGAAATAGACCATGCTAGGCCAATGGAAAAACATGAGGCGGTACAACTTCGAAATAAACTAAACAACTACGGTGGATCCACTACAGTTAAAAATGCTGGGTTAGTAATGCTCTACTCTATGCTAAGAACTATCGAGATCCGTCGCATGAAATGGGAATATGTAGATTTTGAAGCAAGAACAATCACATTCCCAAAAGAGATGATGAAAAAGAAGCGCATTCACATCGTCCCAATGTCTGACCAAGTTTTCAATATTCTTCAAGAGCAACGTAAGATTGTTGGCAACCGTGAGTATGTTTTTCCAGCTATCTATCAAGACGGAATGCTTTCAGCCACAACACTTAATAAAATGCTTGATTACATAGGCTTGTCAGATGTAACAGCACACGATTTTCGTGCTACTGCATCAACCTTGCTTAATGAAAAAGATTACGATGACAAGTGGATTGAAAAGCAATTGGCACATGCAGATGGAAATAAAACCAGAGCTACATATAACCATGCAAAATACCTAGAAAGCAGACGAAAAATGCTGCAAGACTGGGCTAATATCGTAGATAGCTGGGCAAGTTAATGGACAATAAAATGAAAAAGAATCTTACTGAAGAAGAAATATCTAAATTAGCAAAAGAATGGACCAAAGAAGACGTGATTGAAGTTATTAAGTCATGGCAAATGGCGGATGAATTCTTTCAAGAAGAGCATATAGGAAATAGTAATTTTAAAAAACAAATTGAAGGATCTCAAGAATGCTTAGCTATTATTATTGAGTTCATTAATACTCGATGTATTGATTAGTAGAGGTGGGTTATGTGCGCAAACTACGAACCAATAAATAAAGACCGGGTGCACTTGCTAGATCTATTAGAGCCTACCTTCGACTATAAAGCCGATGTTTATCCTGGCTATGACTGCCCTCTTATTTTTTCTAAGGATGGCCACATAGAATGGCGAGAAGTTAAGTTCGGCATGATTCCACCTTGGAACCATGACCTAAAATTCTCAAAGTATACTTATAACGCTAGAACTGAGACGGTAGATAAAAAGCCGAGTTTTCGACATGCGTGGGCTAAAAGCCAGTTTGCTTTAATACCTGTAGAAAAGATCTATGAACCGAGATATGTGAATGGTAAAGCGGAAAGATGGGGAATTTATCGAGAGGATGGCTTACCTTTTACATTAGCTGCTATTTATGATTCGTCTGTGATTGATGGGCAGCAAGTAAGATCTATGTCGATGCTGACTATTAATGCTGATAACCACCCTTTTATGTCGCAGTTTCATAAACCAGAAGATGAGAAACGATCGATTATCGTGATTCCAGAGGAGTATCGAGACGATTGGTTGAACTGTAAAAAAGAAGATGCTGATAAGTTTTTCTTTGAGATGCCGATCGGTGAATTTACTGCTAGTTACTTTCCTAAAGCCAACAAAAAACCGCCAGCCTAAGCCAGCGGTTTATATATCGCTACTAATAAGCAGCAAATACATTAGCGAATAATAAAATCAGCTACTTGAACTACGTCAGCAATTAAGCTTAGTAATTTTAAGCCGAAGATAAATATCTTCGTCATAGCAGTCTCCTTTTAAAGAGACATTGCCTTGTGCCGTTTTTTGCGCTTTAATACAGCTAATGCATAACGAAAGTCGTCATCGGTAATAGCGTCTGATATTCAGCCGTTGTTAACTAAGCGATTCGTATCGCAGTCTAAGTTCGCAGTAGTAAGTAATGCTTCCAACATTACAAATTACAGCTAACTTTACGGACTAAGACAATGCGTTTCAGTTCTACTACCCTCAAGTCGATGCAATCCCGTGAAGAATAATTCGGCTTGGTGGGTAGCTCCTATTCTCACCTCTTGAATCAAAATAATTTCTTACTAGATATCAAATTTAGTGAGATAGACACTTTTTGCGTCTATGTACCTAAGATATTGGATTTCTTATAGTATATCAATCTTGACTTTTTACTTAATTTTTATCTGTATGATTCATATGGATTTAGCATAGCAAAGCTGTTAAAAAACATTTATAGATAACTTTGTGGATAACTCTAAAATCAATAACTTAGATGCAAGTTGTTCTTGAAGTGACTCATTTTGTTATAATTTTCCTGTTACTTTTTTCACCCTATAATTCTAAGTTTACAAAGTAATTTAATTTGAAGAATTTCCGACCAAATGCACAATAATGTGCGACAAGTTGTGACTAATCATTATTTATCCACAAGTTTTTAAATTTGAAATTTAACTAAGCTCTAGCATATCATCTTGAATATGTTACAAATTCAAGTTAGGGGATATTCTATGAGCGAAATTGCACCATCCATCATCCAGATAAAACCGTACCTCACTCAAGGCGCTGTTTTATCTGAAGCCTTATCATTCAAGCAAGTTGTCCCAACAACTCACATGCTTATCCCCTATGCTTTAGAAAAAATTTCCGCAGGTTTTCCCAGCCCAGCACAAGATTACATCGACAAAGCTCTCGATATGAACGAGCACTTAATAAAAAATGAAACTGCTACGTTTATTGTCAAAGTCGCATCACTCTCAATGCTCAACGCTGGCATCGACATTGATGACGAGCTCATTGTCGATCGTAGCTTAGATGCTAAACACGGCGATATCGTCGTGGCACTAATCGATAATGATTTTACAGTTAAGCGCCTGATGATTGATGAAAAAGGCCAATGGCTAAAAGCAGAAAATCCAGATTATAAAAATATCTATCTAATGGATGGCCAAGAATTGATTATTTGGGGGGTTGTCACTCATATCATTAAAATGACAAGAAAAAAATCATGAAGCATGAGAACAAAGTTTTCTTTCTCATCGATGTAAATAATATGTACGTTTCATGTGAGAGAGTCTTTGATCCTAGTTTGAACAATAAGCCTGTGATTGTTCTCAGTAATAATGATGGGTGCGCCGTGGCGCGCAGCAATGAATCGAAATCCCTAAATATAAAAATGGGTGTGCCGTTATTCCAAATTAAAGACATTGTTCAGCAGCACAACGTAATCGTACTTTCAAGCAATTATGCAATGTATGCTGAAATGTCGAGACGTTTTCATAAGATTCTGAGTTCGTACGTAACTGATGAAGAAGTTGAACCTTATTCGATTGATGAGTGCTTCGTTGACTTCTCGGCTTATGAGAAGAACTTTGATTTAGGGAAAGTTGGCCAAGAGATGCGCCAACAAATTTGGAAGTGGCTTGGCTTACCAGTTTGCGTAGGTATTGGCAGAAGTAAAACAGAATCGAAGATTGCTAACCATATCGCAAAAAAGAATCCTGGCTTTAACAGTGTGTGCGATCTCGTAAATATGGATCCTTGCAACAAAGAATATTATTTCGCTCAAATCGATGTCAGTGAGGTTTGGGGCGTTGGCCGTAAACATGCAAAGAAGTTACATTCAATGGGAGTTAAAACAGTATTAGACCTTGCCTGCACTGAAGCCCGCGAAATGCAACGCCAATTTTCAATAGTAATGGCTAGAACAATTAATGAATTGCAAGGCATAGCATGCATAGAGATTGAAGATACTCCCCCTTCAAAAAAACAAATCATAAAATCTTGTTCTTTTGGTCACAAAGTAACTGAGCTAGATGATTTGAAAGAAGCTATAGCCATGCATGCACAGGAAGCATGTAAGCGGTTACGTGATGAAGAGTCGCTTTGCGGTTGTCTTCTTGTATTTGTTCAATCTAGCCCATTTGATGAAAGCGCCCCTTACTACAACAAGTCTATAACCGGCTCTTTTTCTGAACCTACCGATTGTGCTCTAGACTTCGTAAAAGCAGCCGTAAAAATGGTTTCTCACATTTATAAAGAAGGTATCAAATATAAGAAATGCGGCGTGATACTAACAGGTTTAGAACCTAAGGCTGGTCACACTTACGACCTGCTCACAGATTTTGAAGCTATAGAAAAGAAAGAACAATTGATGAAAACGCTAGATAGCGTGCACGCAAAATTTGGAAAGAAAAAAATCGGTATTAGTACCTGTTATGTTCCATGTCGCACATGGTCTATGAGTAGGGATAAATTAAGTAAGAATCCTTTCAAATTTGATGAATTATTGACGATAAATAATTAAAATTCTATTATTTATTAAAATGATAAATTAATGAGAAAAAATGAAACCTCAATTTGCACCTGATGCTACTCTCGAAGAAAAATTTAATATATGGATTGGTGTAGTTAATTCTGAAATTATCAATATTTCAAGGGATTACGAACAATTTTATGATGGTATACTATTTCATAGATTTGAAGAAATAAAAGAAGGTTTTGGTAAATTTGTAAGTACAGCAAATACAAGAAAAAATTTAATCGGTCCAGAATTGGGGCAATTAGTACAAATTTTAGAATCTTTATATGATCAATTATCTAATATTCATCAGTCAATTGCAGTAGTGGCTCCAGAAAGTGAATTTTTAGACTCACTTAACTATCTTGCTAATAATTCAGATAAAACTTACCTCCATATACTAGATCACATTCGATACATAGTCATTGAAACATTGAGCGATAGTGAATTTTCGATTCTAACAGATGAAATTAAAAGAAAAGGTATTTCAATTGAAAGTCATATTGCTCTTGATACTTATAAAAATGCTAAGCCAAATCAAAAAAATGAGATTTCTAAAATCCTTATAGAAATAAGAAACTTATTAATATCACAATCAAATGATGAATATAGATTTAGAATCGAAAGTAAGATAGGTGAAATTGATACTATTGTTGAACTTATTAATTTAAAAGATAATATTAAAGAAATAAAAGATAGTAGTGAAATTTTAAAACAAATAAAAGAAAATGTTTCTATTGAAAACAATAAGAATTTGAACAATGGTTATGCTGAAGAAGCAAAAACGCTAAAGACAAGAATTGATAAGTTAGAATTATATATAGTGGTTTTATTCACAACCATAATAGTTGCTATTGCTTTTAAAATTATATTTTTATTATTTAATTTAGATAATTTTAGTAATATTTATAATTTCCTAACTTTTATCTCTTTAATTTTATCCTGCTCAGCATTAATTGCTTATTTTGTAAAAGATAGAAATAGACTTATTAAACTTCATGATCACTATAAAATGAATGTACTCGAAATTTCAACAATGCCAGAATACATGCGTGAATTAGACAAGGAACAAAGACAACAATTAATTATTGATTTATCTAATAACTATTTTAGAGGGGCAAATCACTCACAGGAATGTAGCAATGAAAAAACCAGTGAACTAGAAGGCTTAAAGTCCACTATTTCTGACATTGCTAAAATGGTAAGTGATATAAAAGAAACTGTAAAAAAGCCCTAATCAAAGGGCTTCCATGCAAATTAAACTTTATTAAATCTTCCTAAACTATCCATGCAATCTATGGTTGTTTAATACTTGGTCAGCAACACCTTGATAACCAGGAAACAATCTAGCTGGGCCATACCCCATTTTTATTAATAGTTGGCAACCTTTCTTTGCTTCCGAGCAAGGAAGGGTAAATTTTTTAAAAATATTTTGCTGATCATCACCAGATAAATTATTCTCAATTAACTCATCTAGAGACTTTCTATTAACCAAAGGCATGTTCCCACCTTGCATATTAATTTCAATCTGTTCTCGCATTGATATTTGATCAATTTGCCAGTGTGTAAAAAGCCCTTTTTGAGCACAGAGATTAGGATTTCCAGCATAATGTGGGGTGATGAAATCTACATTAATTCTACTTGTAGTAGGTTTTAGAAAACATAGATGCTCTTTATTAATAGCCCAAATTACAAGTCGACCTTCCATATCAATTGCCCCATTAAAGGCAAAATATAGAGCAACATTTATATCATATGTCCAATCTAATAATCGCGTAGGAATCCCATAATGTTGAGCTAATGCTACAGCTTCAAGCAAATCATCAGGTATCCATTTTCCACCATCTGATAAATTAAAAAGTGCAATTGTGTCGAAATCTTGCGCTAGGTTTTCTCTCATTTTTAATGAAACTGGAACCTCCAAACCCTGCCTATCTGCTAAACGATAAAAATCTCTTATTAATGAATATTCTGCTCTAATTTGAAAAAAATCTAATTCATGTTGGTGACCTATTGGTCTTCCATACGATGTAAGCTCCCAAAATCTATCAACACTTTCTGGTCTTAATGCACTAGGAATTAATTTAAAACTTTCTTGACTATGCCCCCTAAAAACATATCCGTCTAGATTTGGTGATTCACCCCAAGGTGAAATAAAATCCATTAATTCGTCTACGGTATCAAAGTCTTTATTTTCAATCATAATATTTACAGATGTTTTGTTTATTACATTCAAATAATTAAATTCTTTTTTAAATTTAAGCAAGTGATATATCTAAATTTTTATTTTTAATGGCTTAGAAGAATAGCCATACTATTATTTCCGTTAATAAAAGCTCTCTTCAGAGAGCTTTCACACAAATACCCACATTCACGTTGTTATTGATCGTATGAGCTGTGCATCCAGATAATAGAATGCACAGCAATAAAGCCCTAAACATCGATCGGCACCATATCGACCGTTTGACCAGCCAATTCATGATGACAATCTGATAAGAATTGAATCTTTCCATCGGTCAAAAACAAATGACAGCGGCTTGCAGGGTAATGATCATTAACAAGTAAAGAAGGTGTAAATGTTGGCTTATTTATATCGCCGTTAAAAATCCAAGTACTGCCACTATGATGTGCACCTTCTTTCACATGGAATGGATGTAAATATTTACACCCAGGGCACTTAAACATATAAATGCCGCTACTCCAGTATTCCAAATATGGCGTGAGCTCAGTTACCGTTTCTGTTTGAGTCATTTACATCACCACTCGATTGGCAATCCAGCCATAGAAAAACTGCTCTTGGCTTGGATTACGTTCACAGATTTCTATGTAACGTTGACCTTGCATGATATTCAGTACTCGAACTAATACCTTCTCTCCTTCTTTACCGCGCTTAGCCAGATAGATTTTTAGAGCACCTAAAGTATTAGAGCCATAAACCCCATCAACCTTCAAATCTGCATATCCAGCTTTACCTTGATTATTTAAGAGGTTCAAAGCACGTTGCAGCAAAGGTTTTGCAAATCCATTACCGCAATTCACACCAGTATCTAACAGCTCTTCGGCCACTGCTGAGCTGATTGTATTCACTTGGTCAAATCGCGGAGCTGTCCAGTATTGTTTGCGATAAATTGACTTGGCCACATCTAAAGGCAGATCATGCATATTGCCTTTAAAACCATTTGCGCGAGCAACTGCTTCAGTAATGCCGTACTTAGTTGCCCCTCCTCGATCCGCGGGATTATTTACATAACCACCTTCGCGTTTAAGGAGTTCTTCAAGATATTGTTCAATGTTCATTTCAGTTTCCTTTAGATGTAAAAAACCGCCCGAAGGCGGCATTAACTGTTCGTAATATCGTTTTTGGCTTTCTTAACTTCTTTAAGTACTTCAATAATCGTCTTACCTTCCTGTTTGTTAATAAAATTAAAGATCCAGCGGACTAAAGCCCAACCAGGTAAACCACAAACAAAGAAGAACCCACCAAGTGCAATCATCCCCCATATATCAGTAACCCATTCATGAAGCCCCCACTTCACAATAATGAATGAGCCACCTGCAAGGCTTGAAACAACCGTACAGATCAAACCTACTGCCCACTCTTGTGGTGAACGTGGCATACGTGTCATTAATACGACTGCTACAACCAAGCTGGCCGCCAAAGCCACTACAATTGCAAACCCATAAAATTTTAATAGTGCTGTAAAACCGCTAGTGGAAACTGGTTCCATTTATTTCTCCAGAAATTAAAGTAATAAAAAAGCCCCTATTAAGGGGCTGAAAATCAAACATCTTTAGCGCAAAGGAATAATTGATCACCTTCTTGCTTTCCTCCCGAAACATCCAAATGCACACCATTCGTTTGTCGACTAACCATAGTTGTATTATGGCTATTTACTTGTGATTGTCCTGACGGATAGTTAAATAGCGAATCAACGTTATACCCGGAGCCAACAACAAAAATATTTTGTTCGGCTTTGTTCCCGTAATACTTAATCAGCTCTTCGTTATAAGTAATGATATTGCGCTTAGCTCGACTTGATGTTTGACCACAAGCATAGTTAATGCCGAATGCGTCCTGATTTGCATAAGAAGGTGTGGTCATCAGAATAACTTTAATATTCGGGTTTGCTGCCTTCATAGATGCAATCAATTTATCTTGATTAGTAAAAGCAGGACCACAAAACGCTACTACAGCAGGATCTGTCATAAAACCAAAGGTGTCATTTATCCCAAGCTTGATAACTGCAATATCAGTGGTTGCAAATTGATTGCTAGTTAAATAGTTTGCATAATCAAGCGCAGGAGGCGTAAGAGAGGCATTCCAAAATGGGTTACCTGCTACTGGCTGAACATCTGTAAAATTAATATTTGAATCACCTACCCCCGTATTCTTTTTGATAAGTGTGCCGGCACTTCCTGGTACAGGTGCAGGTCCTGAATTGATACTACAAGCAATTGTTCCAGTACCATTAGTCAAATAGGTTTCTTGAACTAAAAACTCAGTACCGTTGAAGGTGTATGTAGTTGAGTTAATTGCCGGAACAGTACTTACACCACTAACAAGAAATGACTGATATGTTCGCCCAGGCCCAGTGTAGTCATTAATAGTCCAACCACCTCGCCCCTCATGCCTGTTTGGATTTGTACCTCGGGTTCCTATTAAATTCACCTTCATCACATCATTAGCTGCCAGATCAAGCAAACGCTGAGTAATGACACCGGGCACAACTGTAGAATCACCAATTACATTGATATTTAATGTTTGGCCAGCTTTCGCATTTTTATCTACAACTTTAACAATTGTTGATTTGCTAGTTAACAAATCGTAGGTTAGAGGATCTAACAGTTCCCAAGTTAAAGGGTATTCCCCAACTGGATCTGGCGCATTTGGATTATGCTCCCACAACCAACCGCGCTCCATATGGCGACCACGTGTACAGTTGATATTGTGCTCATATACATTTGGCCGTTGCAGTAAGACATGCTCTGGATAGATATGACCTTGCACCCCCTCCATCACATACATTTTTGGCGGCAAGATAAGCTTTGGTTTAAATGGTTCTACTGGTTCAGGATTATTACTGAAGGGCAGATTTAATAATAATTGAAACCCAGCTTGTGTAAATGCTGGTACAGAACCAACTGAAATGACCGTTGCACTCCAATCATTTACAGATGTGGAAAGGTTAAACCCACGGCTTTCAAGGTTACCATTCACAATTTTGTAATGACCGATACGCATGGATCGGATATCTGTATCCCGAAATACGATAACAAATGGTGTTTCAGATGGAATAGTAACAATTTGATCTAGTGCGATTTCTTGAGCATCGGCAGTATCAGTATTTGGGAAATACTTACAAACACCCGAATAATCTGGGCTATTAATATTATTCTGCGCGACGTAGTAACCAAAGTTATTGGGGTTAGAGGAAACTTTGCTTCCGTAATAAATACGGTACTGAACCTCACCTCCATCCGGATTCCATATTCTCCCTTTAACAATATTAAAACTCTCAGGTGTATTACCTGTAATACTGTTGTATCCCAAATAATTAGCGCCAGCATAAACATCAGAGCCGACCAATTCATTTGGAGCGAATTTTTTACCAAAGAACTTATCCTTTGTGATGTTCTTCAGTACTTCATTTAAACCAAGGGCTAAACCAACTTTTGTGGCATATAATGCATCACTCTCCGCTTTGCACGCTTCATAATCTTTAAAAGTTTTCCAACCAGACCAAGCATCTGATTCAAAGCTTTTATTTTCATATTTATTGGTATCACGTCCATAGGGAATAAAGCGGACAACCTTATAAGTATTATTAGCCGTGTAATCAACTTCAATGCGGCCAAACTTATAAGGTATATTTGCCGGCATATTTACCAACGAATTACCAATTGGAATAGTTGGGATGTTGTAGCGTCCGACTGGAAGTTTAAGAACATCTTGATCAGCAGTCAGTGGTTCAAGATAGGTGTACTGAGTAGCCCTAGTAACATAACCACCCCATGCAGGGAAATCATTAGTTGTTTGAGATACCTTGCGGTGGAAAGGAGCAAAGCCATCATTTAAAGGATAAAAAGTTTGTGTGCATCCTGCGTTTTTAGAACCGTTTGGATCTGGATTGCGAACAATTAATACACCAAATGCTAAATTGTCACTTACATATAAAGGTGCATTTAACACCTGATCACTTGTTAAGTTGGCACCCCAATGAAAATAATTACCTTGCTTTGTTAATTTATTAAAGTCATCTCCAGCGACAATTTTAATAGGTTTAAACAAAGGATTTGCATCAACATAATTAATTGCCCGGTTGTATTCACTCAGTCCCGTACTTGTCCAGTAATTTCCATCTGAGGAACCTTCAGGCTTATTCCAAAACCAGACAACATCTGTATCTTCAGCTTTCGCATATTTTTTAGGAACAATAGGACGTGTCGCCAAAAGTTCTGCTTCGGTGGCAAATCCTTCCATTAATCCTGCTGAAATAATATTTTGGATTGTTTCTTGAGCTTCTGTATCAAACTCAGATAAAGCATTACCAACTTTTATTAATGCAGTATCAACATCAGTTTGCATACTGGTGATGTCATTAATAATTTCATCGATTTTGGTTAAATCGACTTTACCATCTAGCAAGCCTAGAACTTTTCGAAGGATTGCCAAAATATCGGAAGCATTATTAATATTTGCTAAAACCGCATTCCAGTTTGTTGCCATCTTTTAGGATCTCCACGCAACAAAAAACCGCCTGAAGGCGGTCATAAAATTTATAAAATCAGATTAGTAATAGACGACTACTGTACAAATCTTGGGAGTGTATGCACCTGGAGCATTATCCCCACCGAACGCTCCCGTTAAGCGAAATTTTGTTTTTGTCCTGACAAAGTCTTCTCGCTCTTGCAAGCTTACAGCATCCGCACGATTGCTCGTCCCTGTACACACAAGTCCATAATCCAAATCAGGTGCTTCAGCACTTAAAGTAAACTCAATCTGACCACCACCTTCATTTGTCACTGAAGCAAAGCCACGGCTTTTAACTAAATCGAAACTTGCTCCGTTTAGACGGATAATCGCGATTGCTTTCTCGCCTAAGGTTCCACCACCTTTAGTATTGATTGTGATGTCTTCAGAGCCGTCAAAATCCCCACTTCCTTGAATTACTCCCGTGAACGTAATAGTCCGACCGGTTTTTAATTTGTCAGCTGAAACAGCATTAGCCTCTGCATCCAACTTTCCATCAATAATTTCATTGATCTTTTTGGTAAGTGAATTGAACAACCAGTTAAACCATTGTCGAGCTGGCTTTTTATTTGATGGGAAGCCACTCAATAGAGTTAACCCATCGGTATTTTTTGGCCCATTAAGGCTAAATTCTTCTAACTTATCCATCTACTTCATCCGAAAAAATTAGCTCAACTCCGCTTGGCAATGGAAATAACAAGCGAACTAGTTCTTTATCTATGGGTTGAAACTCAGCAAGGAATTCAAAGATAACTGTCATATCTCTGTTGTCCTTTAATTTGAAAGGCGCATCAGTCAACAACTTGCAGATTTCAAATGCTTCATCGAGTGTGCAATCGCAGTTATTAAGCAAGATTTTTGCTTTCACAACAGACGGTAATTTTTGAGGTGGGATACTTTGGCCTCGATAGCTACTAACACCTGATTCACGCCAAAATCCGCCAATATCAGGATCATCTATCTCACCAAATGTTAATGACTCTGGTTGCCCATCAAAGCCAAAGAAAGGAAGTGGCACAATGTCAGGTACTACTGTTGGAGCTCCTACCCATTCAGCCAAAATATTTAATTGATCCCCGCTTGCTGTATCTAAATCAAACTTCTCATTCATGCTTTGCAGCACGTTCATGCAATCAATAATCGGCTCAATCGATACTTTGACCGTCTCATTAAAGTTTGGTTTAGATCGGTGTTCATTAATGATCAGATTCAAGTAATCATCTGTTTGCATTAACCACCTCCAGCAACACTGATCTCGATATTGTCTGAATCACAATAGGCTACGGCGTTAAAAGCTAATGTGTAATCACCTTCTACCGGTACACCATCTACAGTTAATTGAAGACTTTCAATTTCATAAGACCTTGCATCTAATGCGCCGTATAAGCCTGCTGGTACATACAGCTTATTAATTGCGATACGGTCCCCGATATCGAGCTGGTTAATGTAATCAGCTGAAGCGCTCTTTATTTGCTCCCCAATATCTACCGTGTAATCTGAATTAGTCGTTAATTCAAAACGGATGCCAATAGACTTCTGAATAGGTCGCCAGTATTCGATAGATACGGGATCACCGTAAACTGTTGGGCGAATCACAGTTGTATTTCCGAACAGATCACAACCGGGTGCCTTTTTTACACGAATCGTCTCAGCAATCAGTTGATCATCTCCACCAGCTACCACAACGGCCAAAGAATTCGGCGGCAAGCCAAGCGGATCATTAAAAGATTTCTGATTTTCATAAACCTTACACCGGCTAACACCATCAAGGCTAAATAGAGCTCCTAAAATCCCCTCTGTATAAGAACGAGAAGGAATAGCCGTTGATAAAGCTTGGCGTTGACGTAATTTAGTATTGCTTTCGACTGGAGCACCTAAGGTGGACGCCTGAGGATTATTTACAGATTGCCAACCACGTGTAGGTGTTGAAATAGTAGTAATAGCGTTTGGTAGCGCTAGAATTGCTCCCGCTTTTTCAGCTACAGCAGATACAACAATTTCCCCTTCAGCTGGGATAATAATTTGTGCCGGCAATAACCAACGATTATTATTTTTGTCACTCACAATTCCATTATTTATGATCGTGCCGGCAACACCAACCAGAACAACTGACACACTGGATTTTGTAGCCACTGCTCGTCGAATACCGTTAATCTTTACGTTCCGAGAAAGCGCATCCGTATCGGCAGTACTCGGCGACATAGAGTTATAAGCATTTATAACTTCAGCATTGCAGTCTGCAATGACACGAGCAATAACACCAATCCACTGACCGTCCTGACTGTCATTTTCCAAATAAACATCTTGGCCATAAATTTCCCGGTACTTTTCCTTTAGATACTCAACTACTTCACTATACGTTGCAGCTGTAGCACCATACTGATTAATTACAGGGGCTATGCTAGTTAATGCCATCTTTAAATCTCCCCTTGCAAATTGGCTGAACCGTAAATGGTGGTGATACTCGATTGAATGGATAACTTACGTGTATCGCCATCAAATTGACTATCAAATGAATCAATTCTGAGTACACCTGGCGTGCCTAAAATGCGCTGGCGAATCATGAGCTCAAATAGGTGATCGGTAAATTTTCCTAAAACGTCTGTTGTCCACCCCGTACCATCTGAGGTATCGGCAAACCATTCACCCACCCAAAACTTAAGACGCGTCATTACCGCCTGCGCCACACCCTCAGGTGTATTTATATGGAAATTATTTTGGCCTTGGCCAAAGCTATAATCCCCATCTTCATCTAGCTTTCTATAGCGCATAAAAAAAGCCGCCTTTCAGCGACCCCTCATTCATTTATGGTTTCGGTGGACCAGACTCACCATTACCCGGTTGTACTTTCGTATGGCCGTGACCAGATCCAACATCCACATCGTTATTTTTTAATGCCCCTAAGACGCCTAATCCATCCTTCATTTCAACTGGGCAATTAAAAGTAGCTTTGGTACCTAAAAACTCCAACTCTCCAGCATCATTAATACGGATCTTGGCATTACCAGCATCATTTCTTAATTCTGCTGCATCAGTGGCCACATTCTTTAAACGTTTAGGTTGAGATTGCGGCGCAAAGGTAGCGAAGCCATCAGATAGATCATGTTTACGGTTTTCAAATGGTGGCTGGATTCCACCGTTTTGCCACCAAAGATCTATGCAGCGTGAAGAAAAATGCACTAAACACTCATCACCCTGCTTAACTGGAAATGTTAAAGCAAAGCCTCCAGCTTTCGGCCAGCACACTGGCACATCTGGTATTAATGGTAGATCCACTAATTCCATTGAACCATCTTCACGCATGACTGGTATTTGAATAGCTGGAGTAACAGATACTGTTTGAGCATCATCGTCATAGGATTCAACAATGCAAGGAAGATTGGTCCACACTACGGCCAAAGCAGCTTTGATCGCGTCATTGACCGTATTAAGCAAATGAGGCGATCTTTCGTTATTACTTAAAGCCATATTAATCCACCGCCATAATTGTAATACCAGATTTAGGAACTACTGCACCTTGGCCAACGGCAACAAGACTTGTATACCAATCATCGCCGCGTGTATCTCCGTAATGCTCGACCGCTTTAATGATGTAAATACCATTAATGCCGCCAGCTGTTTTAAGGTCCTTTTGTGCCTGGTCTTGGCCTTGAGTCTGGTAATCAATATCAAAGGCCTGAGTTTGAATACTTGTAGTATCAACATGGATGCGTCCACCACGGCGCAATTGAGGATTGAGCAAGCAATTAACCATTAGCCCCTCTGTAGTAAGCTGAGGCATTCCAATCATTCCCGAATTGGCATCCATTTCAAAAACTGAATCTAATAAGTAACTACTGATACCCACCATGAATAAATATTCATCGTCAATGAAGTACTCGGTGTTTGTGTCTTTGCAAAACTGGCGGATCTGATCGTCTAATGAACCAAACATCACTTTGCCACGAACATATTTTTGATCACTCAATTCGGGCAGTTCACCAGTTTCCACGCCATTGGCTTGATACTCTTTTGCAAGTTCATTTTTGACCTGATCAACTGTGGTACCAGCTGCAATAGTTTTATTGACCAACGCATAATTTTTAGCTTTATCACCAGACTGAGCCAGAATGCACAAAAAGGTATCAGTTGGGCTTTCACGGCCACGGCGATATTGGAATGTTGAACCTTTAAAAATTGTGGCCAACTCATCACCGTAACCAGCCTCGAAAGTGACCATGGCACCAACGTTAGAATTATTCTCGCCGGCAAGTCGATTCATGGTATCGACTGATAAGTTGTAGATATAAAACTCGGCTGCTTTTGGGGTTTCAGCTGTAGGTTGATTAATTCGAAAAACAATCCGCATTTCTGATAAATCTAATGCCTCGGGCTCACCATATTTAAGTTGAACGGTTAGCCTGCAATTTCGCTTCCATTGTTCACTCATTTAAGGATCCTGCCAATAAAGTTTTATGTTGGTACCTAAGTCATTAAATGATTGGCTCTCATCTTCATTGAGGTTTTGAACGTACATAGAACCGTTAATTACATGACTAAATGGGCTTAAAATATCGATACCTGAAACCAAAGGAATGCCTAAGGCAACCGGTTCAGCATTAGCTTGATAAATATCTAGGTACCATCGTTTGCGGTAAATAAGTTTGAGTTGGTAATTCACCTTGTTGAGTTTGATAAAAAACTTTTGGTTCCGATCGAGCAAAGGGATTTCATACAAAGCCATGTTAAAAACCCCATTTGTATGCGCCACCAGCTTGACCTAAGCCAGTTAATGAACCAATAAATGATTTATCTACCTCTTTCGGCTGTTTAGTGCCTGTATCCACCACATCAGAGGTAACTTCTGGATTCTTCTGATCAGTGATCGAGACCAGTGTTTCTTTAGTAGAAACAATAAACACTTTCTTAAAAACAATATCGATCATCAATGCATTTTCTGAAGTCTCATCCGTGACGTTCTTTAAAGACTTGATGAGCATGTCTGTATAGAGACGCTTACCTGTTGAGATGATAAGCCGCTTGCCTTGTAGCTCCTGCAAGCCTTGGTAGATCCCTAAAAGAGACAAATCAGAACCGATAAATGTATTACCAATAAGGCCATTCATTCTTCCAGCACTCTCGGACCAACCAATTTTCATTGTTACTTCGGGCGGTGCTTTATAGCAGTGGTCAGAAATCGGTGAACCCTTTTCAACTGGATGCTCAGTAATTACAAGCTCATCAGAATGGTTTTCTTCAATCACCACATCAGCAAACAAACCCATAATTGAACGGTGGCCACCAAACAAGAGTGACCCCACTGTTTCGGTAAGTGCCATGCTTTTCTCCAGGCATTAAAAAACCCACCAGTTGGTGGGTTTGTATGTTTTCAAAAAATGTAGCTTAGCAATACTTTAACTAAACCTATATAATTTTGATTAAACATAAATCACTTTAAAATAAAGGTTTAACATTGTGACTCAGACAACACGACCTAATTGTCCTTACTGCAATAGTAAGCAGACAAGATATAAATCGACCGAATCTGGTCTACTAACATCAACATTTACATGCAAGAATTGCGGACAAAGCTTTTCAGTAAATAATCCTGTCTTTGATCAATCACCCAATACAACTAAAGGTGGTTGTCTCAAATGGATATTTAAATTTGTTCTATATTTAATAATTGGTTTAATCATTTTTGGAGCTTACGTAGCTATATCTGATGACAATCCCAAAGAGGATAAATCAAAAACCTCTTTACAAGAAAATTCAGACCCAAACCCAAGTAAAGATGAATTCACTGAAGAGGCTGAAAAAGCAGCTCATGAATATATTCCTACTGAAGAAGATTATAAGAAACATGAAAGTATTGCTGACAGTAAAAATCAAAGCGATACTTTAAATATCACTACAACTATTCGGAATAAAGATTAATGAAAAAAATCATCTTGTTTGTTACTACATCTTTATTAAGTTTGGGTTCATTAGCAAACTGTGAAGTTTACTTTAATGATCCAGTAGATATTGCCAAATGTTATGAAGATGAATCATTTGCCAAAGTAACTACCAATTTTAAAAAGTTAACTGATCTTTCCAAAGAACAAATGAGTTACAACCCTAATGTTATAAAAGAACTCAGCAAGTCTCAAAAGGATTGGTTAACTTACCGAAATAGTTACTGTGATGCATACAGTAACTATCATGGGGAAAAGAACAACCATTCAAATTGCGTAGTTAAGTTAAATAAAGACCGAGCTCAACAATTGCAGTCCGATATTAACGCTAATTAACCAATTAAACTTTTAGTGTTGTGAGCCATAAGAATCATTGTATTTTCATGCTGTTTTTTGACTGCATTTGCAGACTCAATTGGCTCTCTAACACCATTAAGAACCATATCAGTCTTATATGTTTGGTGAATCACTACAGATCTGGCTGATGCACTTGATGAATTGTTGATTTGGGTTTTATCTGGATTACCATTAGGTGGACCGAAATTATTAATTTTAGTGTCACCACTATTAATAATCTTTTCCCCCGCATTTGCCACATTGAATTGTTTGTTAAACCTACCCTTTTGAAACTTAACGAACTGACTTGGTGTCATGCCTTTCTTCATGCCATTTTGACGCATCGCTTTAAGAGTTTTTGCCGAAATCTCATTTGATCCTTTCAATGCTGGTATAACACCAGGTCCTATATTATGGAGCATGTAAAGATTCTCTCCCGTTATAGGTAACCCATTTTTCGTGAGAATATCTGCATTCTGTTTAGCCAATAGACCTGTTGCCAAAGTATTAATATGCTTGTCATAACGAGGATCGTTTTTAGTGCGAAATCTTTTGCCAATTTTAGTCATACCAATTTCTTTTCCTTCGGCAGTTTTTGCCAAACCATCCCAAGTCGATTGAATAAACTGTCCAGTACCAATTGCTCCAGTAGGTGACATTTTCCCAGTCCAACCATCCTCCATTTTAACGAAGCCACGTAAAACCTTCTCATCAAGACCATATTTTGTAGCAGCCTCATGAATGTATCGATCAACATCTTTACCAAAGCTAAAACCATAACTCTTAGAAACGCTTTTCTTAATAGTACTCACGGTTGACTTAGCCACACTCGCCACAACTGCTGCACCAGTTTTAGCTGCTTGGGTAGCTGCCTCGGCCGTTTCTTTTGCAGTTCCAGCTGGATCATCAATTGCCTTGGTCACAAACTCTACAGTTTTATCCTTGAGGTTTTTTATAAGCTCGGCCAACTCTTTAATACGTTTAATGGCTGTCTCTATGCCGCTTTCCCACTTAGACCAATCAATAAGGCTTTCACCGCCATTTTTCCAAGTTTGGTAGTCATCCCACAATGCAGCAATTGCAGCAGCTAAAGCCAAGACAATACCGATTGGTGATGCTAAGAAGGCTAAACGTAAAGACTTGATCAGGAATAAAAGTCCTTTAAGCATTGGTAACACTGAGGCTAATTTAGCGATCGTGCCAATAAAGCCACCAAAGATAACGGCGAGTAAAGCAAACTTTAGACCCGTGGCCAGAATTGCTTTAAATCGTGGATCTAATTCAGAGAACCAGGCTATAGCACTCCGCAAGAAGTTATTAATCATCTTAAGAATGGGTATCAGTGCCTGCCCTGCGGTCATTACAACAACTTCAGTAATTGCCTTAGTCGTCATCGTAATGTCACGGAACTGGACCATGAACTCTGTACCAGATTTAGTTAGATCATCGGTTAAACCAACGTCCTGCCGTAACTTTTGATACTTCTCCATATTGCCAATGAACTTATCATCACGCATGGCCATAAGGGTGTTTTCATCAATACCCAATGAGCTGGCATAAGCATTTGCTTGGTAGTAATCCATGCCTTTCATTGTTTGTGAAAGGTCTTTCATTACTTCGACGCGGTCACGTAACTGGCCGTTACCGTCACGGGTAGCAACACCCATTCCAGTAAGCATGCCTTCATATCCAGGTGAATTACGCATCTTCTGCGCTACATTCTCAAGCGACTGTAAAGCATTTTGGGAATTACCACCCATCTGAGAAATTGCATCACCGTATGCTCTGATATTTGATGCAGAAGCGCCAATACGTTGAGATGAGTAATACAGCTTATCTAACTCACTAGCTGTCTTAGCCACAGCAACAACGGCCCCAGTCGCAAGAAGCAATAATGTTTTATGCAGTAGTGTTGCTTTGAGCTCTACCCCTTTAAGGGCATCTCCCATTTTTCTAGCGCCATCATTGTCTGTAGAAAAACCTAAGGACACTAAGAAATCACGAATAACTGTATCACTCATGTCTATCTCAACTTTTTTTCTGTTCGTTATATTGTTCGAGTAAAAACTGGTTATCTGCCTGCACATCCAATGCATCGTTCATCAATGCAATATCAGCCAGATCTACTGTTCCATCTTTTAAAGACTCAAAACGACAAAGACCACGAATCACGGGCCGTAAAAGCCAATCTTCGTGGTCTGGTAAATGCTTAAATTTTAAGTGGGCTGCTTCTTGCTCAATGCCTTCATAAGCAACCCTTGAATAAAATTTCCCAAGTTAATGCGAATCACTGCAATTGTTAGCGGAAGGATGTGCTCGATACCCAAGTCGTCAAACATCAATGCATCTTTAACTACTAATCTTGCACCATCGCGTGTAACGACTGCCAGGCACTTTTTCATAACGTAGTTAGCATCTTCTTCAGGCATCTTCGCAAATGCATCGATAAAAGGCTGAATCGCTTCACCAAAGCTATTTAGGTCAAAATCTTCTAAAGCGCTTAAATCTGGGTTGTCAGGATCATCACCAAATTTATCTAAGAGATCCATTACATTGCTTTTCAGAATCTCTGTCATGAAGGGAACAATCGTAGGTACTATGGGTGCAATTTTTCGCGATACGTGAAATTGATCAAAAGCATCTAAGCGGCCAATTTCGTAATTATGATTACCAATTTGCATCAGTCATACGCTCCTAACTTCTGATCGATTTTGATTGCATCAAAAGCCCACTCGTTAAAGTCACCGACTGATTTATATGCTAAATCGGCATGTTTCTTAAAAGCACACTTCGTAGCGGTAGCGTTGTCACCAGATCCGGTATGGTTCAATGTGATTGTGTTCTTGCCCCACTTCTTCGTGCTTGAACGCTGGATGTGGTAAAGATTGGATAGCTTGGCATTAACCGGAGATGTTTTTAATAATCGTACAGTCACAGTGCCAGACTTATTAGCACTTAATGAATGCATCCCTTCACCGTCTGCGCCAATAGTCATTTGGTTGGCATCAGCAGCCATAGCAATGGTAATACCTTCATCTGCCACGCCAGCACCATACCCTAGGTCAATTACCCCATCATCACTGGCGAGAGTGCATTGAGTATCCATAAATGAATATGTAGACATATTTTCTTGTCCTTATTAGCGATTTACTGAGACAAGCACATCAGAGAAATGTGTTGCACCAGCCAATTTGATTGCGATTTGGAAAACTGGAGATTTACGCGCTTCACGTTCTGATTGAGCTTGATCATCTAAACTGTTAGCAAAGACGTAATATCCTTTTGGTAGATAGTCACCCGTTTCTAATGCCCCAAAAGAATCACCATTCCATTGACCGGGACCAATAAGACCATTAGTTACAGCTTGTTCTAATGCTCGTTCAAGCACCGTACATTGGCGATTTACGCCACTCTCCAGCTGCGGAACTTTAGTTGGTGTGGTGTAAAAAAGATTCCACAAAGCTGTCTCTAAATGATTTTGTAACCAGTCGAGCCCATGACGCTCATCAATGAATGAGCCGTCACACATCACACCTTCTTGTAAAATGGCCGTGTCGTTGTTGTATCCAGCAAATACATTACAGTTTTTAGCTTTAAGAGCTTTCGCCTGAGATACTTGTAAGTCTTCAGCTTCAACACCCGGAAGCTGCTTAAACTTCAATGTAATTGTCGTGTTGGTACCATTGAAATTGACACTAAATGCTCGCCCAAACACCGATGCGGCTGCATGTGGGGTATCACCCGAAAAGATTGTAAAAACTCGGCCGTTATTGGCTTTGCTGAGCTTATAAGCCAGATCAGTTGTACTGGTACCATCCAAAGCCAAAGCGTTCGTAATTGTCTGGCCATAAATACGGGGTGGATTTGCAGCAAGAATAAAATCTCCTACTGCCTCAACATCAGCTTCCGAAATTGGCTCAGCGATATCTAACCCATACCATTTAAGGGATTTGTCAGCTAAGTGCGTAATCGCATCCATTAAAGGTTCTGCCGCATAGCCACTGACTGGTACCGAAGCATGACCATCTGTTAAACCCATTAATGAAGAAACGTCCGTGCCGGTTGCATTTGCAATAGCGTAAGAAATGGTTGAAGTGGTACCTGTGGTTAATGAAGTAATTTCAAAACGGTTATAAACATCATTCCAAGTTACTGAAGCGGTTCCCAGCTTGGCTGTTAGAGCAGATGCCACGCCATTTAAATTGGTGACAGCTGATAAATTCAGGGCAGTTACAACCTTTTCAGAACCATCAATGGTGATTTTCATAGAACCATCTGAAATAGCTGTAAAGTTTGAAATATCACGTTGAGCTGCAGATAAAACCGCACCTTTCAAAACGGCTGAACTCGCCGATTTAACCCAACGGCCAATATATAAAGTTCGTGGTTTTGGCGATTGTCCAAAGTACAGTTCAGCAGCTTTATATTCTGGTGCATCAGTACCGTAATCTAATGCTACAGGTGTAAGGCCAGAGTATTCACGTAAACGCTCAACTGGATCTACAACACCATCAGTTGCACCAAGAATAAGTAAGTTACCGAAACTACGCGGCCCTGCTGCTAATGCCGCTAAACTAATGGAGACATTAACAACGTCTTGAACAGGCAATGTCATGGATTACTCCTAGGAAATTCTATATGGCCAGCATCTACAAATGACTTAACAGCAAACGTGCGTAATGTTTTCCGCTTGAATACCGCGGTAAGGTCATATCGATGTACATACTGATTATTGAGAAAGTCAGGCGCGGTAATGATCTCACCGGCACTGATAAATTTGATTTTTTGCGCTTTGAGCTGCGCGATGTTTTGCGGAATTGCTAGACCATCCTTGAGGATGTTTGCTATTGATTGGCCGTGGTCACCATAGAAAGATAAAAACAGCGTCAATTCTTCATGTCGAACTGAATCCATTGATTCGTCTTTCTGTTCGAAGTAAGGCCCATCATCAGGAATTATTGACTTTACAGCGAAGGCGCACCAATCCTCACCAATCTCAGGAAATGGCGGCGGATCTCTCTGGAAGCGTGGACGAACCATCGCACCGGGTAAAGAAGTAATCCCGACAATAAAAGCTTGAAAAATATCTTCAAGGGCTTGGTCATAAGCAGATCCGCCACTAGGGGTGATATATCCCCCTGAAGCAGAATCACCCATGTATTACCCCAGTGGTTTTAGCTCGCAAATTGCTTTTATGAAACCTTGGCCATAGTGCAAATTATCCAGCACTTGAGACACTATGTAGGTTTTACCCTTCCAGATAATCTCATCAGCTTTGGTGTTTTTATCGCCCGCAATTAAAGGAAATTGCGTGTGAATGTTGATTGCCCCCTTAATCAAGGTGCCATCTGCACGGCGATCCATATTGATACCGTTGTTAGTTGTAACGACACCATTAAAAGGGGTTGTTGTAGTCGTCTCTTGGGGCCGTCCATTATTTCCCACGATGACTTCTGTACGCTTACAAATAATGCCCGTGTACATAAAGTCAGGATCTAAAAGAACATCTGAGACATCAAGTTGAGGCACGCTTAATCTCCTTGTCCTTTTTCATGATGATGTAAGTAACGGACTTTCTGAGCTCGCCCGTATCGATCAACGGCCGAACCAGACCTGTTTCTGCAGGACCAGTTTCAAGCTGTTTAAGATACTGTTTAGCGCCCTTACGTCCACGCCGTGCTCGAGCACGGATTGTGGCCAAAGATAGAGGAGCAAATTCACCATTGACGAAATAGGCTCTGACGGAATTCATTGCAATCATTCCTGCGGATTCAAGCAACAACATCATTCTTTGACTATTGCCAGCTAATCCAGCATCAACTGCTTTAACTAGCTTGTCGCCAACCTTTTCTTGAACTTGCTCAACACCAGGTAATAGAAATGGCCGTTCAGGAATATTCATTGCTGGTGAGCCATTTTCCTGAAGGTAGCCAATTTGCGCATTAGTGAGACCATCACCATCAGTTCTGGCTTCACCATGAGGAATACCAACTAACACATCCATTTGCGACAATTCAGCGAAAGCTTGAAAGATATCTGCAAGGCCTTTACCAGAAGATTTAACCCCGCTACTCATAGCTGAATGCCTCCAGCGCCAGCCATCAGCAATAACTGATAAAACTGAACGCCCCATGTGGTTTGGTTCCAATGGCCAGCATCTGCAATAAGTACACCTGAAACGTCCATAGACTTTGAAACACCATCAACTGCTTTAGATGTCTCATTACCTAAAATTTTCCCGGCATCACCGCCAATGCTTGCAGCATTCATCCCACGCCGATAAAGCGTGAGATAGTGAGCAATAAACAATGTCAAACCGTAATCAAGCAAATCCTCCCAACGTTCTGGGCGAAGTAACTTTTTCCCAAGGTTTAAATAGAAATTAAACTGAAATGATGGATATTGCGTTGTATCAGAAAAAGCCGGCATTTCTTCACGAAAAGAGGATTCACTGATCATGGGTTAAGTTTCCTTTGGCGCGTCTTTTTCTTTTGCTGGAGCTGCTTTAGCTGCATCGGCTTTTAACTTGGCGATTTCTTTATCGCGTTCATTAATCAACTTTTGAGCTTGATCAAGAGCAGTTTTAGACTCATCCGCATGCGTTTGAAGATCTTTAGCAGACTGGATTTTAAGATCACTAAGCTCTTTATCCTTGGCCTTCATTTCCTCGCCATGCTTAAGGATTTGTTTTCCAGCCTCATCAAGCTGAATTTGCATTGTTGCAAGCTCACTATCTTTTTGCTTAATGATCTCTTCAAGTTCACTAGCATAGGCCGAATGTGCTGGGATCTCTTGAGAATGAGCAGCCACAAACCAGTGCTCAGCAATCTCTTTCTCTACTTCCTGAAGTCCAGCCTGTAACACTACTGTTTTAGCTTCCCCTTGGTCATCACGACCAAGGTTCACTGTTAGCTGTTTGCTTAGAAGAATTTGTACTAACTCAGACATAACAATTCCTTATAGACCATCAGCGTAGTAAGCGGTTTCAGGGTAAACCCATTCAACGACACCTAAACGGCCAAAGTAGGTTGTGATTTGACGAATACCGCGATATTCAATTGGTGTGCGTTGTAAAGGAACAAGTGGGAAGCGCACACGATCTTCAGCTTGGGTGTAAGTCAGCATACGGTCAGTACCACCAACACCTCGTTTTACACACCACTTAGAAGGTTGAATATCTAGTGGTCGGCCATTCACTGAGTTACTCAAGCTATTGAGCTTCAAGAACTCAAGAATAGAAATATTCCCAGCTTCACTAACAATACGTGATGTTAAGAGGCTGAATTGCACAGGTGGCAATAAAAGCTTATCTGGGCAAACAGCAAAACCAGAGGCTAACCATGCGTTATTTAAGATGAGGTTTACATCATCTAAAATTTCTTGAGGTGTTGCTAATTTCCAGTTTTTATTAACGTTTGTTGCACCCACTTTTGATGAGTTTAAAAGACCTTCCACACCAAGAGTGTCATCGCCGATATATACCTGTTCATCAATATCCATTTGATATTTCAGGTTCATACCTTTGTATTTTTGACTATCAACCGGACGACCAATAGCTCGCGCAGACTCCAATTCAGGAATGGTATAGCCAATTTCCATACCCCACAGGCTTAATGGCTGTGCTGTCTTACCAATATCCAAAGCAATACCGGCAATAGCATCAGTATTTTTACCGATCCAAGATTTACCAGTCGGAGACGGGCCACCAGCTGCAGCAAAAGTTGAGTTGGTGAATGACGATACTTCATCAGCAATTGATACATCTGAGCGCAAATCAATATCACGGCCCCATGTAATGTTTGCTAACGGCTCGTGTAGTGTTTGGTCTAGGCGTTCCAATTCACCTAAAAGAAAAGCACCGGTACTATCGATCGTACGCGCGTCGAAAGTATGCATTGTGCCTGAATCGCGTGTACGTGCACGGATCGGTTGCCCCATTGCTACGGCTTGAGCCATGGTTGAAGCTAAGAGTAATTTACTCATGTTTTTATATTCTCCAGGCGTAAAAAAAGACGCCTATAGCGCCGTGATTTACGTCAAAAATAAATTAGATGTTGTAAGAGATTTCTACGTTGCCTTGTGCATCTGCATCGTGCATAAACATGGCATTTTTGATTTCAATTGTATTTGCACCATCAGCAACTGCTTCAATCCCGCCGATCGGCTTTAGATCCGAGCCTGTAGCAACACGCACATAAACTTTACCAGCCGTTTTTGCTGTTCCAACATTACATTTAACAGTCATGTAGCCACGGCGCATAACGTCATGGATAATGCCTGACTGAGGAACTGCAGACCCGATACCATTTAAAGCAGATTGCGTTGGATATGAGCGAACAATCAAACCATATACATCTGTATCAGCGGCTTCTAATGGAACAAAACCTAAAGCTGTCAATTTTCCAAAAATACCAAATGCCCCAAAATTGCCTTTGGTAATATGTGCCTCCACTGTAGAGTGCGCTTTTCGTGAAATATCACCCGGAATGCCTGAAGGCATACGATATAAAAATGAATTACCCATTTTATTACTTTCCTTTGTTTGACCAGTATTCGCGGTTAATTTTGTTCATTTCTGCCGGTGTAAGTGGCGCGCGGCCAAAATCACGGGTAGAAATACCAGAACGCACACCTGCTGAATTGTTTTGATGCTTGATGAGTTCAGATGCTCCAATAAATGCGGCATCAATGGTGTGAACGGGCATTGTGTCAAAATTAGGATTAGCCCCAACAAATGGAGCTAATGCTTTCTGGCCGTCCGCCGTAGCATGAGCTTGCTTTAATACATTTCGTTTTGTGTTTAAAACGGCTGGACCATTATTAGCACTGTCGAAAGTAGGCATTTTAAAGCCGGGCACTAAAACTTCAGCTCGCGATAAAACCTCTTGAAGGGAGTCACCGGTATGATTCTGAATACCTTGTTCTGATAATTTTTGAGCTTGCTCAGCTTCTAAAACATCATCTTCGGTTTCTTTACGTTTACCGTCGCCTTCTTCGTCGTCATCATCTTCGGTTTCTGTTTCAGAATCCTTGGTTTTTTTCTTTTCCAATTTTGACAATCGCTTATCAATTGTTTGGACTGTTTTGAGAACTTTCAAGAGTTGTTGATTGATAGCTGCATCAGTGGTTTTACCGCCGCCTTCGTCGTCATCCTCTTCATCTTCTGTCTCGGATTCCTCCTCATCAGTGCTTTTGGCCTTATCTAAAGCCTCATCAATTGTACGTTTAGCTTTGCGTAAGCTATCCAACCAGCCTTTATTAGGTTTAGGCATAAAACTATCTCCGACTTTACAACGCGACCCACAACGCCCTTTTTTAACCAGGGCAATGTGATTTCCAAAAATATTTGTTTGAATCCCTTTTCCTACGCTAATTTCGGTGTAATCAGCGTCGTACCCTAGAGAGATTTCAACCTTTCCTTTCATCACAGCATCAATCATGTCTTTATCTGTAATGAGTAAATCCGCTACCAAACAATCAGAATCATCATCTGTACCACGGCGAACATCGTGTGCTGTGCCGTTTGTATATTTTTTCCAATTCTCTGGGGTTACCCAATCCTTGGGATGATCATCCGTGACCGATTTACCTTCAAAACTTGCGATCGTACGCGGATCAAATAGAACATCTTCACCACGCTCAATAATGATTAGGCCTGAGCTATCGGCGGTAACTGGCACCTCACCATCGCTGTACAGCAACTTACCAATGCGAGCTAATGGCACATCTCGACAAAGTAAATAACCTTCTGGGGTAGTTTCCCGTGTCCGCCCAATTTGGCCAGTAGTGTAGAAATTGGATCGATCTACAGTGGCCTTTGATTTAGGTTTCTTTTTAAACATGGTTCACCTTTTTTCAGGCATAAAAAAACCACCCGAAGGTGGCTTAAAGTTCTGGAATAACTGGTTCTGGATAACACCGGCAATTGGGTAAACACCCTGCATGACCAGTAAGTCGATCTAACGTTGGAGGCTTATTCCAATTTACAAACTTCCCACTCATTCCCTCATGACTTGGCCTTACATCGCCGTCTTCACTGGTTCGCCAGATATACCCCTCAGAACCTAGATTCTCTGCTCTAGCTTGTGTGAATACGCATGAAGCACGACTAACCTCAGTACGTGCAATTGTATTTGCTCTGGATCGAGTCACACGCCCCGTAGCCATGATCAATCCGGCTATCTCACTTGAACGGTTGCCCTCAATTAGTGATCGAGTAGATAGGTCATGAATACGCTGTGCTGCATCAAGTGGTAAAGACTTAATAAGTCGCACTTGATCATTTAAGAGTTGTTGATATACAGCACCGGTATCAGTATTGCGGATCTGCTCTCTAACTCCACGCGAAAGATCATTTGCATAGATAAGCCAAGTTTTCTCATCACGTAGTGCAACATCGGTAATAATTCGACCTGCTGCATTTTGTGCCCAATGGTGGAGAGTATTTGCATAATCATTTAATGAGGCCGCCATTAAAGGATATGTGCTCGGATCATTTACATCAAAGCCCTTAACAATGGTATCCACATAGCCAGCAATCTTTCTAAGCTGCTGGCTGTAACGTATCTCTGTCTTTCTCGCTAGATTCGGCGTTATCCGACTTATTTGGTTCTTCATCGTCATAACCTTCATTTGGCGGTGGTGGATCATCTTCAGCCTGGTTAATTTCCTCATCAGTTATATGTGAGAAAATTCCAGTAGATTCACTAGACTGGCGCAATTCTTTTAACGCCGTTTGACGTGAGATGATTCCAGATTCTTCAACCTTCGTAACTGCCTCAGCAACTTTTGCCGCAATACTTGCCTTTTTCTCATCATCAATTTGCCACAATGAAGCAAAATCAAACTTAAATGAGCTTGGTAACGGCTTACCTAATTTTGACCGAGAAACAATTTCAAGCAACTTATGCAACGGCGTACGCATACGCCCTTCTTGTTGTTGGTTGATATTGTCGTAATAGTTGGAAAGATCAGATTCACCAGTAGCATTAAAACCTGCAGGCGACTGGCCGAATAATCGAATTAATGGAATACCTAAGGCTCCAGCTATTTGCTGGCCGAATTGCATCAGAATATTATCAAGCCCAGTAAAACTATATTGGTGGGCCTCATAAGTATCTTCAGCATCCATCAAGGTCATGCCTTCATTAGACTGCCATAGTCGGATTTGGTTAATTTGCTTAACAAGAGCCTCATATAATGGTCCTCCTGCAGCAATGAGGCTACGCAACCCTTTAACTTTATAAGTCCTCAAGTGAGCCTTATAGATAAGCTGACCAGCACCTAAAGTTGCACTATCGAAAATAGTTAAACGATCCTCAAGACGCTCAATGACTGATTGGCCCCATAAGTTTTCCGCAATAGCTTGCCAATATGGAAGTTTTACCCCATCCATTCGCATTACACGGGAATAATGAATTCGTTGATTACATAGTCCCACTGAATCCGTAATGACATCGTAATACTTAGGCATCCCATAATCAGGGCCATATTCAGTAACAAGATCTTGAAGGTCTGGTAGAACCATCCAACGATCAAGAACCAATAAGCCTTTAAACTGGTCTTTACCAATCGTATTGATATTTAGCGGTGTAGAAACATTCTGACCATCAATCAACATAACTGCGATAGCACCGCCGTATAGTCTGGACCAACGAATTGTTTCATTGATCTTATCCCATACTTGTAAGCGGTCTAGTTCCTGATTGATTGATTCAACATGTTCAGGATCTTCCATGCCACGGATATTAATCCCCTCACGGGTCATATCATCGGCAACCACATCTACAGCTTGACCAACCACCCAGCTAGAACGATACATAGCCTCAAGCTTTAAGCGGTCACGGCTAGTATAGTTAAATCCATAAGTTGATTGATCATGCTGGTTCCCTGAACCCAACCCAACGCGAGCGGCAAAGTTCTGGAATGAATCTTTTGTAAATTTAATTAAGCCCATAACTTTCTCTTTAAAGCTTGCCCCAAATACTGAGCTCGCCAATCTGTGGGTTAAAACAAATCATGACGCTATCTGCCCGGTTAGGTGACGCCGTGCCATCAGGCTGTTTATTAACAAGGATTTTTCCAACACCATTTTTTGTATATGTTGGTTGTGATAGCTCGGTTGTGAGCAATGCTAATTCCTTGGCATCAATATCTTCAGTGGATAATGAAATGATCATGTCTGGATCATAATCACGGCCTTCGATAGCTCTAAAAGTTTCCTGGAAGCGCAAACGCAAGGACCACCAAGACTGAGCTTTAAGATTGGCGAAAAAGTCTTTATTAAGACGCTTCTCAACCATTTCCCCCTCAGGGTCATAAACCGAACCAGAACCACGGAAGGACTCGACATTTACTTCGGGTAATCCCAGTTCACGGCGCTTTTCATTAATGACTCTGGCATCTCCACGACACCCAGCACCGAGACCATCAGCATCGTAGAACAACGTATCTATAGATTGATCAAAACAAAGATCCATAGCTTTTTGAGTAGTTCCAAAAATGTCATCACCTTTACCTGACCATGTGGCCAAGTACTTCATGACAACGCCGTGACGTGATGCAAAAGAGTTTTTATCCTTACCTTCATCGGCAACGTCTAATCCGCCGATACGATCACCAGTAGGCTCAATTAGAAGCTTTTTGTGCGCATCTAATGATGCTTGAATCCAAGCACTAGGAATCAATACACCTTCAACCGATGCGGCATAGTTAATATCGACCTCTTGCGCTAAAACGACATCGTCCAGTGTTGCAAGCTGCTTTTCATACCATGGGTAAATAACTTTGCCGTTATACGCAACAGTCCAGTTTTTATCGGGATTGGCTCGCCAAGGCATCGTAAAGACGGCGTAACGGCCACTGAATCGATCTTGATGGAATCGATCACCAATACCGTTCGGTGTTGATCCTTTGATATGAACGTTCGTGTTTTGTGAGATAGCAGCATCTACAGCTTCTTGCCGTTCTACGAAAGCCCATTCGTCCAAAAAATACATCGTGGTACGACCACCACGGCCGATATTGTCACCAGCTTCACCTGTGATTGTTGCGCCGTTATCCGGGTTAATGATGCGCATATAGTTATCATGCACTTTCTCGACAAAGCCCTTAGGTTTTAACCAATTGGGCATTTTGCTAAACATATCGCGGAATTTATGAAATAGGGTTTTAGGGTCGCCCTTTTTATCTACAAGCTCTTCCTTACGGCTACCCACACCACCCGCAAAACCTTCAACGAATAACCAGCGATGTAAAAAGAACCCTAATACAACATAGCTCATCCCTTCATCACGCGACTTTTCAATTAGACCGTGTGTTTGTGTGCTTTCACGCTCAATCAACCAATTTACAAGCTCGACCTGTTTAGGCCGTAAGACAAAAGGAATATTTGCAGGCAATCCAAATGCCATGCCACGCGGGTCGTATGTCCAGATCCAATTGTTAAACCAATGAATAGGATCCTTACTACACTTATATAACTCTGCCTGAATGCTAAGTTCGTTTTGCTCAATAGCTGCCTTATAGTAATAACGCCGTGTCATTTCAGTCATTACTTCAGGCAAGCGTACGTTAATAGTCCACTCTTTAATTAAAGGGGCTATTTCATCTAATGCGTATGTCATAGCTTTCCATTAATCACTAAGCGCGAAAGCTCAGCCGGTGTGAGTTTTGCAAGCTCCTCAGGTTTATATGCTGGCGTAGGTGGCAATTGGGTATTTTCTGTTTTAATTGCCCCGCCACCAGCTCCAGTAATTTCTAATCGCTTCTCGTAAAAACCTTTCACAATCTTTTGCATTTGGTCCACGATCTTAATGGTCATGGTCACGTTATTTTTTTTGGCGAAAAGTAAGTCACTCAAGATTTTTAACTGAACAATGTCATTAGCGCCGCTAATGTTATGAATTGGCTGTTTGAGATATTCCTCTCGCGTAGTCTCAAAAATTTCCTTGAACTCTTTCCTTAAGTCACGCCCGGCAACCTTGGTCGGGTCGTATGCTTCCACTTGCTGCGGTGACACAATAATGTTGAAAGTTTCCTTGATGGCCTTAACAACTTCTGTGGGTGTCATGAATTGCGCAAGTGACCGAACTATAAAGAGTTGCTCGGCTTTTTTTAGCTTCGCCATAATTCAAAATCCATCAAGGCTCATCAAGGAAACAAGTCAAAAAAAATGAGCCAAACGGCTCAACTAATTAGGCAAGTTCCACAGCACTTGGAAATATTTACATCAGATACAAACGGCGCTTGCTTCGCCACTTCAATAAGTCGCTTCACGTTCTCGTCTGCTCCCCATCGTTTAACTACACCAACAAATTCTTCAACGTCATGGCCAGCTAAGTAATGTTTAGGTAGACCTGACATTTCGCCAAGGATTGGCTCGCCGTCTTCATCACGCTCAACGCCGATGTGATAAAGCTCATGTTCGATTAAAGCGCAAAAGTCTCGATCCGTAGCTTGCTCACAAAAGCTTGCATCGATCGTAATCAAATAAACTGGTACATAGCCGAACCAATCACGCATTTGTTGTTCCTGGCGAGCCTTGCGCCAGCCACCAACGTTAAACATGACTTTTTCACATTGGCCAGAAACCATTTGTTTTTTTACGGTACAAGCTTGTGATGCCCAGGCAAATGCAATAAAGCCCTCATTCTCATGTATGAGCTCAGCAATATGGTCATGGTCTGGATTGTAGAGTTCACCATCGATGGTTAAATAATTTTTAACAACCCACTCCATTAGATCTGGTGCCGGTGTTAAGCGTGTAGCTTCTTCATCATCTGCCTGATCAATAAAATCAGTCGGTGGAAATGGTCTGATCTGTTCCATTCTCTATTCTCGCTAATCTTTCTTTGATCAAGTTAATTACATAGCCCGATAAAATTGCATCTGGATGGAAGCGCTCAATCCTATATCCCATCTCTTCAGATAGATCATATCGATCAAGACTCCATGCTTTATTAGCCAACTTTCCACCACGTCCACCAGACCAGGGCCCGCCCTCAATCTCAATCAATATGCGTAATTTCACAATATGGAAATCAAAGCGCCAATGCTTGGTATGAATGGGTTGAAACTTGCTTTCAAAACCAATAGCTAAATCTGTTAATTCTTCTTTTAAAGTAGCTTCAGCTTCTAAATAGTTTTGCTTGGCTTTCGGCAACGGCGTACTTTTTGATTTCGATTTCTGTGGGCGCTTTCCTGTGAGCTTGAAATATTTACTGGCTTCCATATAAACACCCTTACATCACGGCGACCTTTCAACCAATTTAACTTTTTAATGACTAAAAAAAATCGCTCATCTAACTGAGCGATCTGTTCTTCTGTGAGGCCTTTTGTTGTGCAACTGCCTATATGCTTTAACTCTTGCTCGGTTTCCCGAATTTCAACATCAATATTTTGAAGCATGGCATCTCCAAATACAAAAAGAATAAGCCCCGCCAATAATCGATATTTAGCGGGGCCATTTGCGCCGTAATCCGTCCGGCTAAAAAGAGAAGCGCGCTTATAAAACACCTCTCATAAGATAAAAAACTTATGCGCGTTTATTCCATTGGCAGATTGCATAATTAACAATGGATCTTTCGCTATAAACATTCTCGTGATGAAAATTCTCATCCCATGCAATCATCGACCAAGCATCCGGTCCTTTTGATCCACAATCATGACACCACGTAAAAGCATCCCAGCATATCGAACCATCTTCATCAGGTTTTCCATAATGCGATGAGTCGGTACAAATTGAATCAGATCCACAAAATGGGCAATTTAAAGGTTTCTCATCTGGAGTTAATTCTGGTTTTTCTTGATCAGCATGCCAAGTATTACCCATTTTCAATACTCCATATACGAAAAAAGCCCGCCGTTTTGGCGAGCTCTTTAAATTTTTTCAGGCGATCTATGTATAAAGCGCCCATTTTAGAAATACTTATACTCAACCGTTCTGTTTAAGTCAAGCTAATGATATTTCTTCCGGTTCAAAATGAAACGATCTAGCCAGGCTGGTTCTAATGCTGTTTTCCCAATTTTCGATACATGCTTCAGCAATTAATTCATATGGTTCATATCGCTCAGAGTAACCAGACTTAGAAACTTTTAATTTTGTAATCGTAATTTTTTCATGCAATGTATAAGGGCGTTTACCCGTACCTACACATTTTTCACAAAATTTAGATCCATCCGGATATCCCTTTTCATTAAACAATTCTAATTTACCCATCCCCTGACAATGGCCACACATTGCCTTTGTAAATAATCGCCCACGTAAAACAACTTCTGCTATTCCCTTGGCCACATTTGTTAAATCGCCCTGGCAATTGTTCGGCTTGAAATTCTTTTTAATCATTTCCCTATGGATCTTCCCAGCCAAGAAGTTTCTTACACGGAAAAAATCACCAGAATTAATTTCACCTTTTTTAAATTCCACTTTGCCAGGTATTTCACCAATGCGCTTTTTTACTTCCTGACCGTTAATTATCCGGGTCTCATAAATTTTCTTGGTTTCTGTAACCTCCGTTATACGTTCAAAATCAACGCGCTCAAGTAGGAGCTCTGCCCATTTCTTTGCACCTGCTGGCAATAATGCGATTTCCCCCAATACCACATGTTTAGTAATTTTCCCCTTACCTTCGCTTTGAGCTATAGCAAGGCGAAGTAACTCAATAAAATCAAACTTTTCAAATAACATAATCGCCTTCCTATTTACCCTTTACCATTATTAAAAAACAACTTGTTGAAACCTTTCACTTCAAAATTTTGCATATCGCCCGAATACAAGCATTGCTGCATCTCGCGCATGTTCATTTGTACGTTTCGCCCACCCTGTTAATTTCAAAAAATATTTAGCATCAGTTTTGGTTTTGTTCGCTGCTGGGTGAATCATCAAATAATTCAAACCTTGTTCAATACACCATTGCTCCCAGATCTGAGCATCACGCTTAACAGATCCAACCCCCTCACGTGTACCAGCTCCGCTTTTCGCTTGTCGTGCATCGGCATTACCGAACCAGGTGCGTTTTCTGGCATCCTCAATAAATAATTTAATATTTTGTTTCCCATGGGCTTCAGCAAGATCTAACACTTTGCTCATTGCTTGAGTAATTGTGTGTGAGCCAACATCCTGAAGCTCGCCACCTTTCCCCTGGTCAATGGCTACAGCAAAACCAGTATGCACCCCAGTATCAACACCGATTAAAACCTTACTCATTTTTCACCTTCCTTAACCGCTTCCTTAACTGCTTTTTCTAATCGAAGTAATTCGTTGTAATCAGTGTTAGATAAACCACTACGGTTGTATCTGCTTCTTAATTTTTCACTACGTGCAATTGCTTCAGTTATATCGAAGTTTTCAAGTGTGTTTACATCCGCTTCGCTCAAGGCTTGCTCCAGCTGTTTAGTTGTAAATCCCCAACCATACGTCCACATATCCAAACCACTTTCTTTAGCGACTTTTAATCTTTCCTTGGCAGCATTCACACCTTGCTCTTTGATAAATTTGTTAGCGCTCATGCTGCTGCCCCTTTGGATGGAGTTTTAAAACCCATCTCGATCAAATACGGAATGAATGGTTTTTGTTGCTCAGGGTCTACCAGCTTTTGGGCCATGCGCTTACCAGCATCCATCCAAGATTCTCCGGAATGACAAAATGAATCTTTGAAATCAGGATGGTTTACAAGACGTCGTGCAAACGTGAATAGCTGTTTTTCGGATGCGAAGGTAATCACCTCAGGAATATGATTTTCAGATTGTGCTGATTGTCCATTTGAGCTTTTGTTTTCAAAAGAACGTGGTGCCGGTGTTTTCATCTTTGCGTATTTAGCGCGAGCTTTAAGCATCCACTCTGCAAAAAATTTAACCATGTAATCATCTGAGTGATTTCGATCTTCATTAAATCCGTTAAATGCTTTTAACTCTCTCTCAAACCAAGATGCATTAAAAATCTCGTCGGTATCAATTGACGGATTGATTGAACAAATTTCTAATTTCAAATTTTCCAAAACAAACCACGTATTTTTTTTATTTTGATAGTTTCTTTTGATAGTTGTATTTTGTGGGTTAAAAATTTTAACCACTTGAGGTAAAAATTCTTTACCACTTGCGGTAAAAATATTTAACCACTTGCCATTTGTGGTGGTAAAAAAATTTAACCATCTTGGTGAGTTATCAACACAACTATGCACAGGGTAAAGGTGGTAAAAATTTTTAACCAGTACCGCATTTTCACAATTCGTTTTTAAGTAAAACCCGTTCACTTTACGATCTATTTTAAGGTCATAACCAAAGTGGTTAAAATTTTTAACCACCTCTTTATTGAACAATATAAATGTCTTAACTAAGATTTTTCTGGTAGGAAATTTAATTAGATTACCTAAATAATAAGCATCAACTGGTGAATAAACATTTCCATATTTAGATTGATGGTGTTTTTTAATCAAACCAACGTTTTCTAATTCAGTTAAACATTTAATTACGGTAGGTCGGCTTTTTAAAGATAAAGCTTCAAGCTGGCGCAAAGAGAGCGCATCACTCTCTTTTGTCCATCCACGCGTTTTACGAATAATTAAAAGATAGATTTTCACAGATGCATCACTGATTTTATTCATGGCTTCATCAACAAATGCGTTGGCCACCATAAATGAATTAGGCGTAAATTTACTCATGATGTAAGTACCTCATGGTTTTAATGCTTCTTGAGTTACTCACTTGAGTTCACCTTCCTCAATGATTTGAATGAAAGTTCCTAAGTACCTGATCCGCTTAGCCCTATAAAGACTCGAGATAATTACTCCAGCGTGATAAAGGTTAATTCCGTGAACACCATGTTGATCGACAAGCGACTGCATAAACTCATCACGTGTTACGGCTGCATTTTTTTCATCACGGTTTTGACGAGCTAAATTTTCCTTTCGTTTTTTTAATAAACCAGCCAAGGTTCTTAAAGCTGGCTCATGCCACGATTGATAACTTTGCTGACGCTTTTGTTCTAAAAGTTTGTCTTTGGATGATTGATTTGATAAATTAGTTTGCATATTCATTGGTTCCCAAATTGATGAATCGAAACCACTCCTGTTCCAGCAGGTAGTGGTTTTTTATTTAAATAAAATTCGCATGTACTCAGGTGATGTAAATGCATGGGCCAAATACACTCTTGTTGCCTCTGCAATTGCTGGTGAGCAATACACATCATTTTCTGGCACAACTTTCAATCCAATGGCTGTCAACAATGAGCTAATAAACTCAACCTCAGTCAATCCATTTGATTTCTTGTCAGTTTTCATTCGAGAAAGGATACTTGCATCCACTTTTACCCTCTCTGCTACCTGTCTTTGGTTGCTTGCATTAAGTGCTTGCAATATGAGCGATTCGTTATTGCTAGCGCTTGCAGGCAATTCATCTAATAATTTGCTCATGGTTAGATTCCTAAGCGGTTAAAACTTTTGGGTCTGCTTTAAGCTTTCCGTTTGATTTGACTTGCAAAAATGTTTGAGTTTTCGCTGGTATTCCGTTGTTCTCCCATTTCCAAAGAGTCACAGTCGAATATCCAGTTTTGTTGGATAACTCTTTTTTATTTTTACAATCGTGATAATTCATTAAGTCACTAATATTCATGGTTACACCAAGTTAACTATAGTTAATAGTTGGAATTTACCACTTGTTAACCATAGTTTCAATACTGTGTATTAACATTAGTTAATGTTTTTGGAAATATTGTTATGTCTTTACACCAACGCATTAAGCAAAAAATGGATGAGAAAAAGCTAAAAGCTGCGGACCTGGCACGAGCAACTAAGAAGTCACCAGTTGCTGCAAAAAAATGGCTTGATGGTGTAAGTATTCCAACTGCTGATAATTTAAAAGTTATTGCTAAGTTTTTAGAAGTTTCTGATGATTGGTTATTATATGGTGGTAAAGAAGAACCAAAAATCGATAATAATGTCTCTAAGAAAGTAGCTACATTAGCTCCTGTACTTTCATGGGTTCAAGCAGGGCTTTTTACGAATGTTCAATCTGTGGACCTGTCCCAAGTTGAAGAGTGGCTTCCACTTCCTGATGAATGTACTAATTGTTTCTATTTAAAAGTTCAAGGCGTTAGTAATCAACCAGACTTTTTGGAGGGTGATTACATTCTTGTTGATCCAGATGTTTACTACAGTGATATGCAATCTGGTGATATGGTTGTAGTGCGAAGATTTGAAGATGCAACTTTTAAAAAGCTTGTTATCGAGACAGATGGCTCTCGCTTTCTACAAGCTCTAAATCCTAAATTTGAACCGAATATCATTCCTTTGGATGAGCATTGTCATTTTGTGGGCCAAGTAGTTGACTGCATGCGATATACATACAGAGCAAAAAGAAGATCAAGAACCAAACATTCTTAAAACTATGAACTCGGAGCAACTTACTGGTCAGCTCGCCAGTTATAGCGAGCTGAGTAATTAAAATTTCTTAAAAAAGAGAACATAATGATTGCAACACTTAATAAATCAAAAACTGCGCTAACGATCAATCGTCAAGAATTTAAATTGGCATTAGGAAAAATTGGCGCTGGAATTGATAAACAAATAACTTCCCTTAAAAAAGCCAAGCAGAGCTATGATGCAGCGGAAATGGCACGCGAAGTCATTAGTGAAGCGAATATCTTTGAAGCTATTATTGAAGGCTTTAATGAAGCAGAAGGCACTCTTCTAAAGTTAAAAGATATAACTAATCTTGAGGCAGCACAGGAATGGATAGATGAGTTTTTAGAAAAATATTCTGATGCATAAGCAGCCTAAATCAATTTTTTTGAAGGCGGGATAATAAAAACCTGACCCGACACAGTTTGAAAACTCCAAAATAAACTCCTTCCAGCCCACCACCACGGTGGGTTTTCTTATAGCTAATAAAAAATAAATTAAAGTTAATAAATATTATTAACCAATGTTAACTTTTCTATTGACTAAAATATTAACCATAGTTAATATTTGTCTCGTAGACAACAAAAAAGCACACCGACTCTCTGACCTTTCGATGTGCTTTGCAACTTGCGAGATCAATTATGAACGTAAAAACCGTTTCAAACAAGCACAAGGTAACTGGAGTTACAGCAATTGCTGTACTTGCAGCCTTAGCATCTTGTGAATACAAAACCGCTAATTCTAGCGTTCCTTCTAATTACAACTACGAAAGCAAACAAGTAGTTGGTTCTGAATATCAATTATTAGCAGCAACTAAAACGGGTGAAAACTCAGGTGAAGGTGTAATTCGTATTGATGGATTCAAGCTAAAAGTTGGCTTTGATTTTCAAGGCGTAAAAGATAGCTACGGCGTTACCGGATCTGACTTTACAACTGCTGAAATTACCAACTTGGCCATTGAGTCAGTAACAGACCTAAGCGGCAAGCCCTTCAATGACTTTACCAATCGCGATGACCATAAAAATATAAATATTTTATTGGTTGGCTACATCGATCGTAACCGTTGGATCGAGGAGTCTTAATCATGACTAATTTCAAGAAACACCCTGACGGCTACAAGTCATATTTAGGCCGTGATGAAACTGGTCTCTATTCAGTTCGCATAGGTTGGCAAGTATTTGCTTCAAACGCTAATGGCAAAGTGCTTTACAAAATCAGCAAGGATGACGTTAAAACCCCTTTAAATGTTGAGCAATTTAAAAAAGATAGCCCAGCAGTTTGGGAAGTTCTAACTCAAGAAATTAGATCCCAGCGCTCTAAGCAACTAGCTAAAGATCTAGTTGGTTCACACATTCCGTCACAGGACCGCAAAGCTTATAAGCAAAAACGCGGCTTCACTGGTTCAAGATAAGGATAATAAAAATGACTACTGAAAATTCAAAAGACAACTTACACATCTGGAATGCAGTTAAACAGACTCCTACCAATTTTCTAAAAAAAATTGAGTTTGGTTATTTAAAAGGCAAATCAGATATTAATCCTCAATGGCGTTTAATGGCTATGACTCAAGCTTTTGGGCCCGTTGGTCATGGGTGGACGTATAGACATGTTCGCTTATGGTCAGAAACTGCACCCGATGGAACCATGATGGCATTTGCAGAGGTGGCAGTAAAAACAAAATTAGACGGTGTGTGGGGTGAGGAGTTCTTTGGCAATGGAGGTTCAGCAATTGTTGAACTTCAAAAAGGCAAATTAGTCGCTATTGATGAAGGCTATAAAAAGGCTGTAACAGATGCGCTTGGGGTTGCATTTAAAGCTATTGGTATAGCTGCTGATATTTACCTGGGTAATTTTGATGGTAGCAAATATTTATACAACTATGACTTTGCTTATCTTGAGCTAAATACCTCTGTACCTGTATCTAAAAATAACCAAACGCAGAATCCTCAGCCAAAACGAACACAAGATCAACTTTATCAGGATGCTTTAAAAGCAATTAAAGATGCGCCTGATACAACAATCCTTAAGGCTGCGGCAAACCGTTTTAAAGGCACAACCTACGAAGCCGGCATCAAAACAGCTTGTCGAGCTCGTGCAGATCAAATGGGCTGGAAAACCAACCCTAGCCAAAAACAGCAACAAAACCCAACTCAACCACTCCATCATTAATTAAAGGCAGGAACTAAACATGACTAATTTAATTTCAAACCAAGAAGCCTTTAATGCTTTGATGTCCGGCAAAGTTATTCTTTGCCGTCACATCGATGGTGAGTTTGATACGCTGGATCAGTTCCCAGCTACAGTATTTTCATTGCCTGGCTATGAGTATTGTATTCAACTGCCAAAAATTGAATTGGCTGGAATTACTTTTACTCAACCTCTTACGCTTGATGATGTTAAGCCAGATCAAGACATTTACCTTATTGAACCAACCGGAAGCATTTACTGGTACAAATTCAATGAAACCGCTGCTCTTAAAAATGCTATTACAAATGGTTTTGCTCAAGCCGATATTGAGAATGCTCGTCTCCAGCTAAAGGCATTTTGTGCTGCTGTTGGCCGTGATGCTAATACAAGTGATGCGCTAGTCGTTCCTATCGGAGGTGCAGAAAAACAAAAGGGTGGTAAGAAAAAAACCACTAAAGCGGCATCAACAAAACAAGTAGAAGAAACTAAGAATGAGGAACCAACTCATGCTGAAGTATTGGGATCCCCTTCTACAAATAACTCAGCTTCCCTGCCTACAAGTAATTTACAACACCAAGCTTTATTGGACGCTTTGAAAATTGCTAATTCAGAGCAAGAAGTCGAGAACGTTTGCTCAGGTCTTGAAAAAGAAGGCTTTACGCAAGAGCAGTTAGATGAAATTGAGGTTGCTAAACAGACTCGTTTAACTGAGCTGGATTTTATTGAAATGGAAGCTGCTGATACAGCAAGTGAGCAAGTATTTTCTGTTTTATACGACTCATTCATTGGTGAGATTGAATCGTGCACTTCTGCTGAAGAACTACAAGCGGTTAAGCGGAAAATTGGTGCAAATGGGCATTTAGAAGATCAAGAACGTGACTATTTAATGAAAGTTATTCAAGAGACAACTTTCAGCGATAAACCGACATCGGAACCCAAAGCAGTCCTTATAAGTCTAATTGATCAGGCCAACACATTAGATGAGTTAGCCAAAGTTAATGACACTATTTTAGCAAGCTCAAAAAATCTTACTTCTGAAGATTTAAGCGAGTTGAGAATTCAAAGTGAGCAACGCAAAGAACAACTTTCACAGCTTGATCTAATTGATTCTGATCCTGCTTATGCTGCTTTCACTTATTCGGAAGAACTTGTAGACGAATTGGCCTTTGAAATAGATATGGCTGGGAACGCTGAGGAAGTTAATGCAATCTTTGACCGCACTCGCCAATGGTCAGAAGCACAACGCAAACCTTTACTAGATGCTTCTTATAAACGCCTTAATGAGTTAAAAGGCAGACCACTAATTGAGCGAATCCATGCGGCACAAAACATAGATGTTTTACGTGCTTTATTCGCCGAGATCCGCCTGCTTGAAAACGGGACTCAAAAGTATGAAGCAATGACAGCATACAAAAACCGTGAAGCTCAATTACCTGGTGCACCATTGGAGATAAGCCAATGAAATATCACTACTCAACAATGACGCGCATTTTACTGGTAATAGGCGCACACATGAATCACCAGTTCGACAATGTTAATCCTTCTGAAATCGATGCTTGCTTAGTGAATGTAAAGTTTAAAGAAGCCACATGGAGAAAGTGAAAATGAGTACTGCAGCTGAACTTAAAAAAGCCAATGAAATGACGAATTTCACTAAATATAAAGCAAAAGTTTATAGAGCTCTGGCAAACGATACTTATGGCTTAACAGTTTCGCAATTGGCGACTGTTTGCAAACTTAGTGCGAAAACGATTAAGCAAATATTGGCAGAACTTGATGTTGAGAAAAACGGCGATGTTTATTTATTAAAGATTAAACAGCCTATTCCCTCAATTCCACAGTTTCCAATTTATGATAATTGGCTGTCAAAGAATATGGCCACGCTTCGCCAGGCTACAGCTCATCTCAGTAAAAATGATGTTAATGACATCATTGAGGTTGCAGGGAGAATAATTTGGGAAGCATCAAAAACCCAGACGGTGCCAACTTGGATCAGCGTAGAAGTAGAAGAGCCGCGTACTGACATAATGGTACTAATTTGTTGGGCAGATTCGCCAGACGTTACCCCCGAACAAGACTATATGACTATTGATGAAGATTTAAATAGTGTATGGGCAAATTATCACAATGACCCACCTTCACACTGGATGCACTTTCATAGTGTGCCAAACGTATCAGGAGCTAATGGATGAAAGAAGCGCTCTACGGAACAAATATTTTATGGCTTTTAGCTTTTTTAATTATGGTTTTTTGGTGAGGTGGTAAATGGGACAAGTTGTTAAAATAGAAGCCAGTATTCTTGAAAAAATTGTTTCAGTTGCTGAACGAATTGCTCAGACAAAAGAAGAACGGCGTGTTGGTCGTGCTGAGTTTGCACATATGCTTAACATAGAACCTGAAACACTAGACACTCGGATCCGTGAAGGTAGATACCAAAAACCATATAAGGATGGTAGAAAAAGTTATTGGTTATTGTCCTACGTACAATCTGTCGTTACAGACACAAAAGAATCTGATAAAGTAGCCACCTATTGAGGTGGCTTTATTTTATACAATGACATAGGTACTTTCTCAATCTTGAGTACCAAATTGAGTATCAAAACCACCTCAAAATAAAATCCCCTTATTTATTAGTGAGTTGAATCTAAAATGCTTCTAATGATCGACAATTACGACTCTTTTACCTACAACATCGTCCAGTACTTTGGCGAGTTGGATCAGGAAGTAAAAGTTGTTCGCAATGATCAAGTCACATTAGAGGATATTGAACGATGGCAACCTAAA